AAGGTGGGCGTGCACACCCCAGGGTTCTGGTCGCGGTGGTTGCTCTGGTCGCGCCCGACGTTGAACGGGGCGAAGCGTTTGATGCGTCAAAAGTTTGGCGTCGTCTTTGTTTAGAAGAAGTTGTCGGTGCGGTACATCTTCACCGTGTACGCTCCAGTCTTGCCGAGGATGTCCACGCTCTCCTCGCCGTAGAATTCAGGACAACCGATGTCCTCAGTGCACTCCCGACCACCGTGGGTCACAGGCACTGGGTACATTTGTTCCCCGGACGTGGTCGTGTAGTAATTGTATCGGTCTCTGTACCCCGTCGCTTCTCTCCCGTAGAGTGGGAGCGTCTGCTCTCCGGTCGCGTCCACCAACAGACCCATCTGCTGCATGTACCCTGGTTTATACTTTTTGATGGGCGGCCCCCTGTACTCAGGCGCGCGATTCGGGGCGTCGACCACGACGGGCACTTCCACAGGCACTTCCACGGGGACCTCGACCTCGACCACGCGTGGGTTGTACCACACGTAGACGAGCACGATCACCAAGAGCACGATGGAACCCACGTACACGTTTACGTTTTTATTCTTCATGTATACTATATGGCCGAGAAAAGAAAAGCACTGTCTCGAAACGAGCAAGCCGCTCGAATGGCGCTCGAAGTCCATCGCGCCAAAAAGAGGAGACTCGAGAACGCGCGAGCGTCCGCGGAACGCGCTGCGCTGATGCGTCAGATTAACACGGCGGGCACCATGGGTGTCGGTCGAAACGTCGACATACGCGGACAAATCGTAGAGCCCATGTATCAGCGCATGGTCGCGAAAGTCATGCGCCAAGCCACGTACACGCCCACGGATTTCAAACATTTGGGAAAGATTGTTCGCGCGCGACTCGACAGGAAGTGGCGCGACGTCGAACGTCTCATCAGGGCGTGGGAGGGAGACGTGAAGAAACGCGCGTGTCGCATCAAAAAGGATGAGATGCGACGCATCGCACGAGGGTTGAACGTTAACGTCGCCAACAAGAACTCGCGTAAGGTCATCTGTGAGAAGATTAAAAATAAATTGTGAGTTCACCGTAACACAGGATGAGTGCGCGCGAATTGGCAAACTCCAAAACGTTGTACGACTACCAAATGAAGTTGGCTGGGTACAAGAACAGGAAAGTCCCAGATTACGTCGCGATGGTGAGAAACAGTCGCAACCTTTTGTACGCCCGGGTGTTGCGCGCGTACGAAAACGCCGATGTAAATTCAAAGCAATTCGCCATGCAAATTGCGGCGGGGGTAAACGCAGAGTCCTCGCCGAGGCGTCTGTTCGAGGCTCTTAGAAAATTAAACACTCTGAAAGCGCCGACAAAGTCCACGGCGAAGACGACGATGGTCGAGGACTTGGCAAAGTCGAAGAATTTCTCAAACTATGGAAAAAAGATGATGAAATACAAGGGCATGAAGAACTATGCAAAGGCGCTCGTCGAGGCAAAGGCGCTCGTGGCCGAACGCGTCCGTGGGCGCTACGCGCAGCTCAAGAAGGCGCAGAGGAGTGAAGTGAACAAGTACATGGACATCGACGCGGCGACGAATAAAGGGTCGAGTCCGGCGGTCATGTTCAACGCGCTCGAGGAGATGCGTCGTTTCAGAGACCCCGCGAACCAGTCGTGGAGGTTTAAGTAAATCTAAATCTATCAAAAAAATGTACAGACTTTCTAAAATTAAAGTACACAATCATGCACAGTGCATCACCAATATCGTGTTTTCTGTCGTAGGGTATACCCCCTTCGATGTACTTCTCCGCGATACTGGTGGTTCTCTCCTTTCTCTGCTCGTAGTCTAGATGTCTCATGCCGAAGTGCGCGTGCAACGACACTGGGTTCACGAGGGTCACTTTGTCGCGAAACATGTAGTGTAAGAGAATCTCGATGTTTTGAAATCCCCCAGGGGGTTGTCTCTCGATGAGCACGTGGTCGGCCTCGTCGAAGTGGTGTCGGTATTCATGGACCATCAGGGGCACTAAGTCGACGATGTCATTGGTGTGAATGTATTTATAATCGCCCAAACTCACCTTTTTCATCCACACGACGTCAACTCGCGCGTTTTCGCACCGTGCCAGGACCAAACCCATGTTATGATACCCAACATCGATGGCGAGCACCTTGTACATATATTATTAAAAAGAGGGGGTCCCTTTAATAATAGGCGTGCGTGTTTATTTTCATTACATATTTCATGGATAAAGAGCGAGTGCTCAAAGCCGTCTGCATCTTTGGGGAGTGTTTAATTTTTATTGACACGATACTTCGCAAGAATCTTTTTTAAGTCATCTTCGAGGATTTTGAACCGTTCGAGTCGGTACTGCGTAAACATCCATAGGAAGAAGAGGATGCTCTTCAGCATGTTGTTCGCGGTGGTGTCGTCCATCTTATACACGGGAGACACGAGACGATGGAAGAAGGTTTCGTCTTTGTTCTTGCCAGTCACGTACGTCTCCAACTGCGTCATGGCACACGTGTCGTCGTTGACGCTCCAGTGGTAAAATATGAACGGGATGATGAGGGAGTACGTCTGAAGCCAACGTTCGTTGTTCGTGAACGGGATGACGATGAGCATCAAAAGTAAAGCTGCGTGAAGTGTGAATATTATGTTCATCTATTCTAAAATGGAAAAAGATAAAAAAATGCCTAAAATTTGGCACCCGCAGCAGGAAGCCATACTCAAGGGGTGGGGTGAGAGCGCGGCGTGTTACAGATACATGCATTACCAGGCGTTTTTAAAGTATCGCAAATCGAACATGCACTACACCCTTCCAGTCATCGTGTTGTCCACGCTCACTGGAACCGCGAACTTTGCACAAGAGCAGTTTCCCGTGAGTTTACAGCCGTACGTCCCTCCGAGCATCGGAGGTCTCAACCTCATCGCCGGTCTCATCGCCACCATTGCGCAATTTTTGAAAGTGAGCGAACTCATGGAGGCGCATCGTGTGGCGGCGATGCAGTTTGGGAAGTTCTCGCGCGTCGTGCGCCTGGAACTGGCATTACCCTTGGTCGACAGAAGCCGCGACGGCGCGGACATGGTCGAACTTCTCAAGGGGGAATACGACGCTCTCATCGAACAAAGTCCGTCGATTCCCTCGTACGTTCTGGATTTGTTCGAACGCGACTTTCCCTCGGACGACGACATCACCAAACCAGAAATCATTCACATCAAACCCATTCAAATGTTCAGTGCCATCACTGAAAATTCCGTGGTGTCTAAACTCAAAGGACTCATACCCACGGATAAGAGCAAACAAGAACTCGTGAGCGACCTCGTAAAGTTGCGAACGCCGCAAGAAATCGTGCCGACCAAGACGTACGCGAAAAGAGTCGTCGATTCCATCGCACAGAGACAGCAGGACGAAACAAAGAAAGAGATTGAGGACTTGAAACAGATGACCACAGTGTCTCGACGAAATCAAAAACTCGACGAAGAACTCACGCGTCGAGCCGGGTTGATGGAAGTCGTAGTAGAATCACAACCAACATCGAAAGAAGAATGAGATTAAACGCCACGGCACCGCACACGTAAGGGAACATTTTCCTTTTTAAAGGGTTTAGTACCTTTTCTTCCAGGACCTCCATCGCTTGGTCTGTGAGGTCTTTATCTGACATTGGTAATGGATAGGTATATTAAAATCACCCCACAAAAAAAGAAACCCCCTGATGATGCGGCGACGAATCTACACATCGAACGCATCGCGCGTTTGAGACGATGTCTCGACGAGAATAAGAACGTGTTCATATACGGTGCGTGTGGTACCGGGAAGACGTTCATCCGCGAATGGTGCATGGACGAGGGCAACAGCGTCGAACTCGGCGTCGACCTTCTTCGTTCCAAGAGTGTGTTTTCGGAACTCATAAAAAACAGCGATAAACACCTGTACATCGAGGATTACGAACCGGACTCCCTCATACTGAAGGGAACCATCGAACGCGTGAGCGATGGTCAACGCCTCACCAACGGGTCGCTGGTCGTCGTGTCCACCCACATGTGCATGTATCCAAATTTTGAACTCATCTCCGTTCCGAGTCACGCCCCAGAAACCATGGCACAGTTGGACCCAAAGAGATACGACCGCGACGCGGCCTCGCGGGCGAGAGGGAACATACGAGACTACTTTCACTACATAGAGGGGTGCGATGATAAAGACGTGTTCGAGTCGCCCAAAGAAATCATTCATCGCATCTTGTGCGACCCAACGTACGTACACAACAACGAACGGTTGTCCGAGCACGGACACATGTGGTCCATATTTCAGGAAAACTACCTCGACAGCGCAGACGTCGATGTCACCAAGGTGGCGTACGCATTTTCAGACGCCGACTTGTTCGACACCACCATGTACAGTTCCGACGCGGATTGGAACGTCATGCCCTTCTTCGCCAACGCGGCGATGTGCATTCCCAGGTTTTACATGCGCGCGTCGTTGCGCGAAGACAAACTGCGCGCGGGGGCGTGTTGGACGAAACACGGCAACTATAAGATGCGACATAGGAAACTACACGACATTCAGGTGAGAAATACCAACATAAGCATCGAGGCTCTGTGTTTATTACAACGCTACGCGGGTTTGGGATACATTGATAAATTGCAGTCATACAACATCACCGCCCAAGATTTCGACACGATGAATCATCTTTGCATAACAAGTAAATTAAAACCAAGGGACGTCAATTCAATTAAGAAACGACTCAATGCCCCCGACTGAAACCGAAGAAGAAGACGTCGTCGCCGATTGCACGAAAGTCGTCGGCAACGAGATGTTCTACTACGGCGACATAACCGCCGAGAGCATCTTGGACTTTACGGAAAAGTTTCGAAAGTTGGAGAGTGGTTTGCTGAAGATGAGCGCGGACATCATAGGGTTCGTTCCCACCATAAGAGTCAACATCATGAGCGACGGTGGCGACCTCTTTTCAGGGTTCACAGCCATGAACATCTTACAGAAGAGTCGGGTCCACGTCGTGACGGTCGCACACGGCGCGTGCTGCTCCGCCGCGACGTTCATGCTCTTAGGTGGGAAAGAACGACGCATAGGGAGGAACGCGCACATCCTCATCCACCAACTCAGCACGGGATCGTTCTGGGGGAAGTTTGAGGAGATGAAGGATGAGATGCGCACCGCGTCCAAGTTGATGGACATGATTCGCCGCACGTATTTTGAACACACAAAGATTCCAGAAAAGAAGTTGAAAAAACTTCTCAAAAGGGACATCTACCTCGAACCCGCGGAGTGCATCAAGTATGCCATCGTTGACGATTACGACTGACGTCGACGTAGCGTTTGTACATTAAGAGTACGCTTAGTATTATAATGACAATTAAGAACGTATTCATATTCATAGGCGGACCCACTGGTTCAGGTGTGAGTCGCTGCATGCGCCCATAATTCACAACCGGTGGTCCGGTGTTCATATATTAGCCACTACGTTTTTTTTTCTTCGAGAATTGTAAGATGTCCGCAGATGATGACCTGACTGTCATCATGTTTATGGTCTTAGGTACCGCGTCGGCCATCGCCGCGGCCGCAGGTGGCTTCTTCGGAACTCGCACACAGAAGTGTCAGGGTGATTTCACCCCTTGGAGCCCGTGTGTGGGTGCATGCGACGAGACACCCACGCGTAGTCGAACCTATGTCATCACCAGCGAGGCACCCGATTGTCCGTACATCGATGGATACACGGAAACAGAAGTGTGTGGCCCCGTGTCTCCGTGTTGCGAACTCGTGAGGGATTGGGAAGACCCCGGGGACGTACCGTGTGAGAATGGGTTGAAAACGTTCACCAGGGAACTTAGAGAAAATAAAGAAGGGGCGTGTGCCGGCTTCGAGACGGAGCGGTACGCGCCATGTTGTCAGATAACCGGGCAATGGGAAACGGTCGGGGAGTGCGAGAATGGACAGCAACGGTACACGAAAGACTACATCGGTGAGTGTCCAGCAGGTGAAGTGGAAAAGTTCGAACCGTGTGCACCATGTGTTGAGGGGTGGGACAACTACGCCGATGGTTTACCCTCGTGCCCACAAGATGCGAACGACTGTGGTTACGGTGGGGACAAGTTCACGAGAATTTGGAAAATTTTAGCACAACCCATTGGAACTGGAAAGGCTTGCACAAAGCCCAACAACACCAAGGAAGAGGTGGAGTGTCCAGCGCAACTCGCTTGTTGTGATTACAATCCACCAGCCACAGACGGTGTGTGCAGTACTTCTGGAGAACTCACCTACACGCGGTCCTACGTCAACTCAAACTGCAAGGAAGACCCAGACAGGAACAACATTAAGCAGTACACCGAACCGTGCTGCTACGAAGCCGGTGATTGGACACCTGTTGGTCAGTGCGAAGATATTCCCGATGGTATGGATGCACAAGGAAATCAGTTGTACATCAAACGCCAGAAGCAGGAACAAACCACTGCCGGGCCGTGTCCCGACGGCACGGAAGAGCGCTACGTGCCGTGCTGTGGATACACGGAGTGGACACCGGTGGGGGCGTGTGAGGAACGTGATGTCGAAGACCCGAGTGGCACTGGCATCGCGATTAAAAAGTTTCTGCAGGAGATTGCAAGACAAACCGGAACCTCTGAGGGGTGTGGTCTAGAGCAAGAATATCTGGTGTCAAACTTGGTACCGTGCTGTGGATACAGTGCGTGGGAGAACGATGGTTCGTGCGTTCGTTCGGAAGATGACGTTCTCGAACCATCGCAGGCGAAGATACGAACCGTGCTCACGACGACACCGGGATGTTATCCGGAAGATACCAATACCGAAATTTTGACGACATCGGAACCGTGCTGCTACGAAGGCGCATGGGAACCCTATGGTGAGTGCACCGCCGAAGGACAGCAACTGTACACACGAACTACTTACGGCACCATGTGCAATGAAACCGACAACCCAACGACGAAATATGAACCATGCTGCTATGAAGCTGGGTATTGGGCACCTGTTGGTCAGTGCAACGAAGAGGGTCTGCAGAAGCAGGTACAAACCACTGCCGGGTGTCCGGACGGCACGCAAGAGCGCTACGCGCCGTGTTGTGGATACACGGAGTGGACACCTTCCGGTCAATGTACCACAGATGGACAGAACATCATTCGATATGTTGGGACCACGATTTCCGAGTGTTATGAAGAGGAAGACTCTGTGCTGGAAAGCCGTGTGCCGTGCTGTGGGTACACTGAATGGGAGAACAAGGATTCGTGCACCCGTTCCACAGTAGATGGTGTCGAACCATCACAGGAAATGATTCGACGTCTCATTGAGCCTTCCAATGGATGCTTTCCAGAACAAGAAGACACACAAATTTTGCAGAAAACAGTTGACTGTTGCTACGAAGACGCATGGCAGTCTGTCGATTATTGCACCCAGGATGAAAATTCGGGTGTATATAAGCAAAAATATCAACGAAATGTTTTGGGCTCCGCGTGCGATGAAACCAACAACCCAACGACGAAATATGAACCGTGCGAAACTCTTGATGAATGTCCGGGGTCGTGGGATGACTACGCAGATGGTTTCCCATCGTGCCCTGAACCGGGTGTGTGCACCGATGGCATAACTTACACTAGAATATGGGTGAAAGAACAAGCACCAGCAGGTTTCGTGTATTCGAACTGCCCATCCAATGAAACGACAACGTGTCCAGCGGTGCCATGTGATTGTGTGCAGGGTTGGGACATCACTGACTGCCCGACGGAACCTGGATTTCTCGGCAATGACCCCACCAAAATGAAGACGTGGAGAGTCACCACCGCGGCCACTGATATGGGTATGTGTAGTAACGATTACGAAGATGGACAAACAGCGCCGTGCGATGCTACGGCTCTGAAGCAGATAGAGTGTGAAGGGTCTTGGAGTGCCTGGGATAACGTCTGTCCTACAACTGAAACACTATGCGGATACACGGGGGGTACAGTAGAGACTAGCCGCACCTGGACCACGAATACGGCACCACCGGGTGAGACGTACATCAACTGTCCACCAGATACTAAAACCGAAACCCTTACATGTGGACCTACAGGGGCGTGTGAAATCCAATGCGAGGGTTCGTGGGATATATACTCCAATGGTTTCCCATCATGTCCTACAACGGAAGAACGGTGCGAATATGCAGGAGAGACGTTCACGAGAAACTGGACGACTTCCGAGGCACCACCCGGACAAAGCTACAAAGATTGTCCAAATCCGACCACCGAAACCCTTACATGTGGACCTACAGGGGCGTGCAACCTTCCGTGCGAGGGTTCGTGGGATAACTACGCAGATGGTTTCCCAGAGTGTCCGACCGAGTGCGGATATGCAGGAAATACGTTCACGAGAAACTGGACGACTGACAGTGCACCACCCGGACAAAGCTACATTTACTGCCCACCAGCGGAGGATAAGAAAACATGCCCTGCTATACAGGCGTGCGCATCCAATGGTGCCATAGCAGGTGGTGCCTTGACTGGTGCCATAGCAGGTGCCGCGGGGGGTGCCGCGGGTTGGTGGTGCGCTATTAATCCAGGTTCGTGTACTACGAGTCCAGGTTCACCACCATCCATTCGCAGTGACGTCGACGTCAACTGCGTCGGACAATTCGACGACGACGTACCCGCATGCCCGTCTTTGTGTGATCAGCCGGCGGTCACGTACAAGGCTACATATGAACACATCATTCCACAACAAGGAAAGGGTTCGCAGTGTCCATACACAGATGGTCATGAATACACTAGAACGTGTCTTGCGACGACACAGTGTTGCACATATTCGACAGTGGAACCACTCATCAAGGGTAGTTCTGTGTGTACAGGTGCGCCAGGTTTACAAACAATCAATCTCCAAGTTCGAAAGTCCAACGAACCGTGTCAAGAGGACGGCGTCGCACCCACTTCGAAAGAAGTGCCGTGTCAAAACTGCTATGGATTCTGGGAAGCCGATGCGTGTCCCACGGGATGTGGTTATCAGGGTGGGGATGTCCCGAAGAAATGGGTCACCCTCCTCCCACAAGATGACAATGGCTACGGTGATGCGTGCCCGACAGACACGACCATCACGTGTGGGCCGACCCCAGCGTGTTCACAAAGTTGCCCAGTTGCTGTATAAAATCTAGGTGTATTATAGATGTCCACGCCACCATGTCATACATACCCAACGAAGGCCAAAGCCATCGAGGGGTTCTGCGATGAATTTCCAGAATTGTGCACAGTATCAAATGGTGTCGAGAGCGTACCCAGTGATGTGGAGAGGACAATGCTCTTCGATGACAACCCGAACAACGATAAAAACGATTGTGACGGAGGTTTTGATTTTGACCTCGCATGTCCTACAGCGTGTGGGACACCCCAAACGACGGTGTCTGCCACCTACAGGGTCGTCGCCGATGCCTTTGGTGGAGGTAAGGAGTGTCCTTACCACGATGGCTTCGTCATGGAGAGAACATGTCCCGCGAGAGAACCGTGTTCAGTGGACTGTGAGGGTTCGTGGAGTGCGTGGTCAGGGTGTCCAAGCTGTGGAACCACATCTACATCACACTCTGAGAATCGTTCGTGGACTACGACGAGCTTGTTACCACCTGGGTACTCCTATTCACCCGCGTGTCCAACACAACA